TGCGCCCCGCAGCTTTGCTATGGGGCGCTTTTGTTTTGCTCTTGTTTACATTTACTATTATATAGATGTTTTCGTAAATGTCAAGCATTATTTTACAGAAATTCAAGAAAAAGTGTAAATTATCAAATCCGGCGCTTCCCGCTCCATCACGGGAGAAGCAGCAGCGAAAACACCGGGGGCGGGGGATATGGCCGGCCTAATTCGGCGGGGGTTAACCCCATAAATACCCGCGAAATCAAAAAGCCCCCCCTTTTCAGAAATTCCGGCAAAAGCAAAAAAGGCAGTTCTTATTTGTGCATTATTACCGTTGACAAATAATTGTAAATCTGATATTATACAGAAAACAAGATGTACGGGGGAAGCAGAAATGTACGAGATGAAAAAGGCATGTGTCTATACCAGAGTATCTACAGAGGCTCAGGGAGAGGACGGGAAAGTGTCTTTGCCTGAGCAGGAGCGAATGGCGAAAGCCTGCATTGAAAGCAAGGGCTGGAAATATGTGAAAACCTATGAGGACAACGGGTATACCGGCAGAAACACAAACCGTCCGGGGCTTCAAGAAATGCTTCGGGATATTCGGGCGGGTAAAATCGAAGCTATTGTTATTTTTAAGCTAGATCGGCTTTCCAGAAAGCAACGGGATACTCTAGCGATTGTAGAGGACGATTTGTTGGCAAACGGAGTTGACCTCATAAGCCTGAATGAAACGCTTGATACCACTACCCCGTGGGGACGTGCCATGATTGGCATTCTATCTTCCTTTAATCAGTTGGAGAGCGACAATATCGCCCTAAGAACTACCATGGGGCGGTATGCTACAGCCAGAGAGGGCGGCTATGCAGGGGGGAAGCCTCCACTTGGGTATCGGGCTGAAAACGGGCATCTTGCAGTGGTGCCGGAAGAGGCGGAGATTGTAAAAAAGGTTTTCGAGTTGAGAAACCAGGGCTGTACATTGCAAGGAATCGCAGACAAGCTGAATGAGCTAGGATATCGGAGCAAGAAGGGCAAGGAGTTCAAGCACTCCGCAGTCCAGACGATTCTGGGCAACGAGGATACCTACCGGGGGAATTACCGGTACGGCAAAGAAATGTGTGAGAATACGCACGAAGCAATTCTAAAGGGGTGAGACTGCAAAATGGGGAAAAGAATATCTGATGCCGAACTAAATGAGCGGTATAAAAGTGTTCCACACTTCAATGTAATTGTGCGGGACGGGACAGTAGAGATACCATCCATTTTCATGTTTGAGGGTGGAGAAACGGAGTATTATCCATTTTTACAGGCTTGCCAGAAAATGAATTGCACGGTTCATTTGGTTAATGAGGGCATTACGATTGTGCCTGGCGAAAATGACATGATGCGGCGAGTGAAGGAAATGCTGTGCTTCCAAATGGCAAGGTCGCCGGAAATGGTAACGCAATATCTTAATTATGCCCTGTGCGGAAAGAGAATGACCTGGGATGCAGTTCCCGGGCAGCATGAGCCGATTTTGAAGGAGGAATAATTATGCAAGCTGTATCAACCGCCATGTACATGCTTTTTGCAATCGAAATACTTGCACTTCCTATTTTGCTTATTGTTTGGATTATTCGTAAAGCGCAGAAGAAGCCTAAAATGAAGTGGTTTAAATGGTTCTGGGTTTCTTTTGGCGTGTTTTTGCTTGCGGCGGTGCTGACAAACCCGTCCACATGGTGCAAGCATGAATACGAGCTTACGGAAAGCAAGGCGGCATCCTGCACCGAAAACGGGTACGAGAAGTACCATTGTAATCTTTGCGGTGGCGATAAAAAAGAAACCTTAAAGAAACTCGGGCATTCTATGGAAGATGTTCGGCGGGTAGAGCCCACGGACGATAAGGACGGCGAATATGTCCAGAGGTGTACACGATGCGGATATGAAAAAATAGAAGTACTTCCAATGCTCAGAAAATCCGCTGAGCAGAAAACAGGAAGTTCGACATTGAAGAAAACTGAACCTACCACAGAACCCGCAGATACTTCTGTTGCTTACGGCGATATATACAATGCATACAAAGAGAACGAGCTTTTGGCAAATGATACATACCGATACAACCGATACCGTATTACTGCGACAATCGACGGAATGAGAACCGGCGGGCTTCTGAATCTGACAGGCGGCGCTACACTGACGATGGAAGCCAGAGTCGGTAATACCATCGTTTACTTCTACGCAGAATTTGAGAAAGATCAGGAAGATGCCCTGAAAACAGTCAAAGTGGGAGATACGATTACATTTGAGGGAAAATGCATTGGAAGAGGTGGATTCACTGACTGCGAACTGAAATAAGGAGGTCTGACCTATGTGGGTAGTTTTAATCATTCTGTTTCCGGCATTCGTCATTGCAGAACTCTTGAAGGGCTACGACGGGAAAGGCGCAAGAGGACGTAAAGGAAGGAGACATTGACAAAGTGGGTAAACTCTGTAAGAAATGCGGAAGCGCATTAACCGATGACGCAAAATACTGCGGGCAGTGTGGCGAAAAGGTGGGGGAAGAAACAGAACGCGCTACGTGCAGATGCCCTAAGTGCAACTCCGCGAATGTCACGGCAACACCGAAAGAGTATAAGCCAAAGCTGACAGTGCCACTTGTGATGACATTCGGCGGGTTTGGGCTGATGTTCCTGGGAATTATCGGTTTGATCGTGGGAGCTTTACTCGGGCTGGTTATCGGTGCAATCGTAAACGGTTTAGTTCCGCAGACATATCAGACGGTCATCACTTGTTCTGACTGCGGGTATTCAGGAGTATGCAAGGGTGTGAAAAAGTAAATGGAATTTCTCTTGATTCTCCTGTTCCCCATATTCGTGCTGATAGAGATCATGAAGCATGTATAGGGGGCAAACCCATAAGTGAATAAATGTTCCCATAGGTGGGAGCCATAGCCGAAGGGCTGCTTGTGCTGAGATACGCACGGGCAGCCCTTATTTTTGTATCAGGAGGGAATTTATGAAAATCGACGTTTTGGGAGCAGAATATACGCTTACGGTAATTCGGGGAAGCAAAGAGCCAAGGCTCAAGGATTGTGACGGTTTCTGTGATGAAACTACGAAAGAGATGCTGGTCGAAAATTACGAAGACAGCAAGGGGGAACCAAATTGCAAGCAAAACCTTCTGGTTCAGACAAATAAGGTGAAGCGGCATGAGATCATTCACGCATTTCTATTTGAAAGCGGCCTTGCAGAAAATTCCAGCTGGGCGCAGAACGAGGAAATGGTGGACTTCTTTGCGATCCAGTTTCCAAAACTGCTGAAAGCATTTGAACAAGCGGACGCTCTGTGAGGTGAGAGTATGGATTATGAGAAATTGTCAGCCTCCATTCTGGGGGCTATCGAGAACAGACCGGGTGATATCGGGGCATATGAAGACCTGTTTTCCCTGTGTCAGGCATGGGCTGAGACTGATTTCACGGCGGCACATCTGGCGAATAAACAATTGAAGGATATGTGCGACCGAATGATGGATAAAGTGCCCATGTCTCAGGTGGAGGGATTCTACAGCCTTTGGCGGCGGGGGCTATTGTTTGAGGCTCCATATGACTTTGACAGCTATCTCACCTATATGGAGCTGGACAGGCAGGCGAAGAAGCGGTTTTATCAGCCACGGAAGAAGCAGCTAAAGCCCGTGGTGGACGCGCTGCAAGCGCTGTGCGGGGATGACAAGCTGGATTTGCTGGCGGTTAGTTTGCCCCCCGGCGTAGGAAAGACCACGCTTGCAATCTTCCTGCTGACCTGGATTGCCGGACGCGACCCAAACAACCCGAATCTGACGGGCAGCCACTCCAATTCCTTTGTGCGGGGCGTGTATGACGAATGTCTGCGGCTGTTTGACTCAAAGGGTGAATATCTATGGCATGATGTCTTCCCTGCCGTTCAGGTGTCCAGCACCAACGCAAAGGACTGCCGAATTGACCTTGATAAGCGGCAGCGATTTGAGACGCTGGAATTTACCTCCATAGGAACGGGCAATGCCGGTCTGTACCGGGCGGCAAACCTACTGTACTGCGACGATCTGGTATCTGGTATTGAGGTCGCGCTATCCAAAGAGCGGCTGGACAAGCTGTGGGAGACTTACACCACCGACCTGCGGCAGCGTAAAATCGGTGACAAATGCAAAGAGCTTCATATTGCTACCCGGTGGAGCGTGCATGATGTGATCGGACGGCTGGAACGGGAATATGAGAACAACCCCCGGGCGAAATTCATTCGGATTCCGGCCATGAACGAGGATGACGAAAGCAATTTTGATTATGAGTTTGGCGTGGGGTTCTCCACCAAGTTCTACCGGGAACAGCGGGATATTATGGATAGCGTTAGTTGGAAAGCGCTGTATCAGAATCAACCCATTGAACGCGAGGGGCTTGTCTACCATCCTGACGAGCTGCGGCGGTTCTTTGAGCTGCCAGCCGAGAAACCAGATGCCATTATCGGCGTGTGCGATACCAAGGACAAGGGCGCTGACTACGCCTTTCTGCCGGTTGGATATGTATATGGGCAGGACTACTATATTTGGGACTGCATCTGCGACAATGGGCTTCCTGACACAGTGGATGCAAGACTGTCTGAAATTCTGGTGCGGGACAAGGTGAAAATGTGTCGGTTCGAAAGTAACTCCGCTGGTCGCCGGATCGCTGAAAAGATTCAGGACGAAGTGAAGAAACTGGGTGGCATCACAAACATCACGACGAAGTTCACCACGGCAAATAAAGAGACAAAGATCATTGTAAATTCGGCGTGGGTGAAGGAACACTGCCTGTTTCTGGATGAAAGCAAGTATAAGCGGAACACGGATTACGGCAGGATGATGGATATGCTATGTTCCTACACTGTAGCGGGAAAGAATAAGCACGATGACGTTCCAGACGGAATGGCTATGTTTGCTGAGTTTGCCCAAAGCTTAAACGGGGCGGTTATAGAGGTTTTCAGCAGGCCATTTTAGCCAGAAAGTAGCCGATGGTTTACGAACGAGAATTAAGTAGACAACCATCCGCCACTGTGGTATAATGGTAAATGAGAAAATAGATTTCCGGAAAAGGGGGGTGCGTAATACGGAGAGCAGACGGTTATTCGGGCGTCGGGTGATTTACACTGAGGTTACGGATATAAACGAGGGGAATATCATCGACGTGCTACAAAAGGCACTGTTTACGCACCTGCAAAATCAGGCAGAGATTGATTACCTGTACTGGTATTACAAGGGAGAGCAGCCAATCCTTAACCGTGTAAAGGAAGTCCGCCCGGAAATCAACAACATGGTTGTGGAGAACCGAGCAAATGAGATCGTATCTTTCAAATCGGCCTATCAGGTCGGCGAACCAATCCAGTACGTAAGCCGTGGTGGGGACGAAGACATTTCCTCCGAAGTGCTGAAACTGAATGACTATATGCTGTCCGAAGACAAGCCGGAAAAGGATAAGGAACTTGCCGATTGGTTCTTCACTTGCGGTACCTCTTATCGAATGACTTTGCCGGACGTTCTGGCCGATGTGGAAGAAGACGAAGCGCCCTTTGAAATCTTCACTCTTGACCCAAGATACGCATTTGTTGTGTACTCCGTAGGGCTAGGGCATAAGCCCATGATGGGTGTACGGTATGTTCTAAAAGAGGACGGAACGCTTGTTTTCTCCTGTTGGACAGAAACCAGGTATTTCGAGGTCTGGAACACATGGGCTGTTATTCGCGCAGAAGATCAGATTTTGGGAATCCCAATTGTGGAGTACCCGGCAAACATGGCTCGTTTAGGGGCGTTTGAAATCGTGATTCCGTTGCTTGACGCAATTAACATGACGGAGAGCAACCGAATTGACGGCGTAGAGCAGTTCGTTCAAGCACTGATGCTGTTCCATAATGTTGACATCAGCAGTGAGGACTACAAGAAACTGCGGGACGAGGGCGCAATCAAGTTCAGGGATATTGACGCCACACTGAAAGCGGAGATTCAATATCTGACCTCCGAAATGAACCAGACCCAGACGCAGACCCTTGTGGACAGCATGTATGAAACGGTGCTGACCATCTGTGGAATGCCCAACCGGAACGGAGGGACTTCTACCTCTGACACCGGATCAGCGGTCATCATGCGGGACGGTTGGTCGGCAGCGGAAGCCAGAGCCAAGGACACGGAGCTGATTTTCAAGAAGTCCGAAAAGGAATTTTTGAAACTGGTGCTGCGTATCTGCCGGGACATGGGGCATCTGAGCCTGAAACTGTCGGCACTGGAAATCCGGTTCACGCGGCGGAATTATGAGAATATCGCGCAGAAATCAACGGTTCTAACCCAGATGCTTGCTTGCGAGAAAATCGCCCCTGAACTGGCATTTACACATTGCGGGTTATTTTCCGACCCGCAGTTGGCCTACCGAATGAGCATGGATTACATGGCCGAGCAGGAGAAAAAAGCGGCGAAGCTTGCCGCACAGAACGGAGGGGACGGCGATGGAAGCGGAAACCAGACCGGCGGTCAGAGTGACGGCGAAGGAAATTCGAGCGATTGAGGAAATCATCCGCCGCCGGAATCAGGCGGAAATCAAAGTCGAACAAGGCCAGATCGTGGTCATTGAGATTCGGCGCAAGAAGGTTAACTGACTGTTTGGCAAAGAGCGCCGCACCTTTCGCGGAAGAGCCACACCAAATGGTATAATTTGTGACTGCTCTAGGGAGCAGCGAACAGCCGAAGGGCTTCTGATACCAGAAATGGTATTGGAAGCCCTTCTTTTTTACACTGCGGCATAGCCAAAAGGTAAGGCACATGGTTTTGACCCATGTAATGGAAGTTCGATTCTTTCTGCCGCAACCAGCGGGGGGCTGGACAATTCAAGCACGCCGATAACTGCTGTATGCGCAAGGCAGCCAAAGCGAAGGAGAAGGAACAGCATTGTGTGATAAGTGTACATAAGCGCACGATAGCTCAAAGTAGCTTGCCCCGTCCCACAAAAACATTTACTCGGCCACAAGCCGAGTAAATGAAGAATAGAAGAATAAAATTTGGCGCGGCAGACAGCGAGTGGGGTTCACCTCTCCCCCCACAGAAGGCCGTTCAAATCGGCCTCGCGCCATATATATCGCCGATGGCCTCCCTATCGGCGACGAAACCCGGAAACGGGCAAAGCGGTTCCCCGGCACCGTAAGCCGGGGATATGTGGGTTGTTAGCTCAGTTGGTAGAGCAGCGGACTGTTAATCCGCAGGTCACAGGATCGAAGCCTGTACAGCCCTCCATAACAGCAGCAGGGAAGCTGCTCTATCAAAAACGCAGACGGGAGACAACCCGTAAAAACAGAGATCACGGCGGAGGGAACCGCCTCACCAAACGCAGGAGGAATAATTATGGCAAAAATCGACACAAATCTCATTGAAGGTTATGCGGACATGACCCCGGAACAGAAGCTTGCCGCTTTGGAAGGCTTTGAGTACGAGGACAACGCCGTAGAGCTGGAAAGGCAGAAAAACGCGCTGTCCAAGGCCAATTCCGAGGCTGCGGAATGGAAGCGTAAGCACAATGCACTTCTGACTGACGAGCAGAGGAAGCAACAGGAGCAGGCCGAAAAGTGGGAGAACATGGAAAAGGAACTGGCCGGTCTGCGGAAGGAAAAAACCGTTGCCGGTTACAAAGCAAAGCTGGTTGCTCAGGGCTATGATGAAGCCCTTGCGGACGCTACTGCGGCGGCCATGGAATCCGGCGATATGGCTACGGTTTTTGCCAACAACCAGACGTTTTTGGAAAAATACGCCCAAAAAGTCATTGCGGACAAGCTGAAAAGAACGCCCAGAGGCGCGGATGGAAACCCCGGCGGCGCAATGACCAAGGCGGACTTCCTGAAACTCGACACCAAATCCCAGATGGAGTTTATCAAGAACAATCCTGACTGGAAAACAATTTTGAAGTGATTATGGAGGTAAAACATTATGGCTACTTATCTTGGCTTTCCGTTTGACCCCGAGCTGTTCAACTACAACTGGGCAAATGCGAAAGACCCCACCCTGACTGCGATGTTTGAGAGCGGCGCTGTCGCCCCGAACGCAGAGCTGGCGAGTTTGATTTCCAACGGCTCCGATTTCTACACCCTGCCGTTCTACAAAGTTATTGGCGGCACTCCTGAGAACTACGATGGCGCGACTGACATCACCCT